GTTAGAAACATTGGAGATCAAATACAGAAAGCAAAAGAGGCTGGTCTAAAAACAGACAAAGCGAGTCGTTCTATAAATAAAGCAGCTTTAGCTAATGATCAAGGTAAGTTAAAACTAGCCAAAGCCCATACTGAAGCTGCCTTAAATGAATTAAAAGCAGAACAATCTACAACTAAAGAATTAGCTAATCAGTTAAAATTCAGTAAACTTTTAGAAGCTACAAGGTCAAGAGGGGGAGGAGCAGCAGCAAGACCTGATAAATTTAACGATAGGAGCAACGCCGCAGCAGCAAGAAGCGGATTAATCTCTGGTGCGTTTCCATTGCTATTTGGACAAGGACCATTAGGAGGTGCATTTGGATTTGCTGGTGGTTTTGTAGGTACAAAAATGGGTGGGCAAATGGGAGGCTTTGCAGGAGGTCTTGTTGCAACTGCTGTTTTACAACAAGTCACTCAGACTGTAACGGCTGTAGGGGAATTAGGGCAAGCATTAAATCCACTAACGGCAGATATTAATAAATTAACATCAGCAGTTGGTTTAGCAGGAACAGCCGAAGCAGCAAGAATAAAACTACTTGAACAAGTAGAAGGAAAACAAGTCGCATTAGCAGCAGCTACCGATCAGATGGCTCTTGTTATTGGCAACGATGGAGTCGCAGCTTTAGATGAATTTGGCTCAAGATTTGGAGCTATTCAATCAAATATGTCTGAATTTTCTTTGAGATTACAAAGTAAATTTGCAAAAATGTTTAATGCAATTATTGAAAGATTTCCAGGTATATTTGGAGATGATAGGACTCCTGCGGAAAACAAAGTATTTACTGACTTAGCAGGAAAGGATGAACAAGTTCTTGGTTTTGAAAATTTAATAAATAGCCTTAACCAACAAATAACTGATTTAGAGCTTAAACAAACTCAATTAAATAACCCTGGTGCTGGCCTACCAAAAGCACCAAGTTTTTTCAAAGGTGGATCGGCCTTATTCCCAAGTCAGTTGCCTTCTTTGGATAAGCAAGTTACGACAGCAAAAGATAAAAAGACTATTCAAGACGAGATCAACCAAACTAAGAAAACATTAAACCTTGCAAAAGAAAATTTACAGTCAAGAAAAGAAGCTCTTGGTATAACGGCAAAAAACACAGTATTAGAAGAGGAAGTTAATAAGATTACAGATTTAACTTTAAGATCAACTGAAAAGAATGTAGCTTTATTGAAAGCTAAAAGAGATGGAAATATTGAGGAAGTAGAAGTTCAAGAAAAAGTTAAAGAAATTATTAGAAAAATTACGGATCTTGGCATTGAAGGGAATCTTATAGATAAACAAAAAATAGAGAATCTTGTTATACAAGAACAAAAATTAGAAAAACAAGTTGAAACAGCAAATAAATTGGATTCTGCTTTTAAAAGTATTGCTACTTCAATCGCCGATGATATTAAAGAAGGTATTAAAGGTTTAATTAAAGGAACATCTACCTTGTCTGACCTTCTTAATAATGTTGCTGATAAGTTTTTAGATGTAGCACTTAATCAAGCATTGTTTGGTTCAATATTAGGTTCTAAAGGCGAACCAGGAGGCGGTATTTTTGGTGCTTTAGGTTTATTTGCAGATGGTGGCAGACCTCCTGTTGGTCGACCTTCAATAGTAGGAGAAAAAGGACCAGAATTATTTGTGCCTAGTAGATCAGGCACTATAATCCCAAATAATAAACTTGGAGGTAGTAGTAATACAAGTGTTACTGTCAATGTAGATGCTTCTGGTAGTTCAGTTGAAGGTGATGAATCTGATTCTGAGCAGTTAGGTCGTTTGATTGGTGCTGCTGTTCAAGCAGAACTGATTAAAGAATCAAGACCTGGTGGACTTCTTGCTTTACAACGCTAATGGCTACTTTTCCTAATTACAACCCAATATTTCCTGCAACAAAAAGAATTGATCCTCAAACAAGGGTTACAGCTTTCAATGATGGCTACCAACATAGAATTTCTTTTGGTTTAAATCAAAATCCTCAAATATGGAATCTAACTTTTAATTTGGATGAAGAAGATACATTAGAAGTAGAGACATTTTTAAATGCAAGAGCCGATGATGCCGAATCATTTGATTGGTCGCCTCCTGATTCTGCTCTTACTTTTAAATGGATTGCTACTCCCTATAATAAAGAACTATTTCAACCTGGTAGAAATATTATAAGAGTTACCTTTAGCCAAGTATTTGAACCCTAATGGCTGTACCTGTATCAGAACTACAAAAAATAGCTCCTAGTAATATTATTGAGCTTTTTGAGCTTGAACTTATTACTGCTATTCATGGATCAAATACCAAATATTATTTTCATAATGGTGTAAATGACAATAATAATACCGCTATTTTATTTAATAATATTCAGTATGAAAGGATGCCAATAGAAGCTACAGGCTTTGAGTTTAAATCAAAAACTTTACCTAGACCACGATTAAGAATAAGTAATATATTTGGAACTTTTACAACAATAATTCTTACTTTACCTCAAGGATTAGAAGGAGCAAAAGTAACAAGAAGAAGAACTTTAAGAAGATTTATTGATGATGCGAACTTTTCAGGTGGTGATATTTTACTTGAAACTGGTTTTTTTATTCTTCAAGAAGATAATAGTGTGATTGATTTAGAATCTGGTGCTAATCCTTTTGGTAGTCCAGATCCTACAGCTACTTTTCCTGATGAAATTTATTTTATTGATAGGAAAGTATCTGAAAATAGAAGTTTAGTTGAATTTGAACTAGCTGCTAGTTTTGATCTTGATGGTGTTCGTTTACCAAAAAGACAAGTTTTACCAGCAGATTTTCCTGGAGTTGGATCGTTTTTTGCATGACTTGGCAAGATGATGCTTTACAACACGCTATCGAAGAAGATCCAAGAGAATCTTGCGGTCTATTAGTAGTTATAAAAGGTAAGGAAAAATATGTTCCTTGTCGTAATAAAGCAGTAAATCCAAAAGATCAATTTATTTTATGTCCAGATGATTATGCTGAAACTGAAGATAAAGGTGAAATTACTGCTGTTGTTCATAGTCATCCTGTAACAAGCCCAAAACCTAGTGAAGCAGATAAAGTTTCCTGTGAGAAATCAGGTCTAAAATGGTGGATCGTACAACCTAATTTAAAGGTATGGGAATCATTTGAACCTTGTGGTTATAAAGCACCTTTAATTGGTAGGACATGGGTATGGGGTGTTAACGATTGTTGGAGTTTATGCAGAGATTGGTATGACGAGGAACTTGGTATAAAATTAAGAGATTGGGAAAGACCAGACGATCCAGAAGAATTTGTTAAAAATCCAATGTTTAATGGATGTTATGAAGAAACAGGTTTTAGAGAATTAACACAGGAAGAAGATTTAGAAAAAGGAGATTTGTTATTAATGTCTATTAATAGTAGCGGTTTAAATCATATTGGTGTTTACTTAGGAGAGCAGACCGTTTTACATCATTTGCAAAATAGATTATCAAGTCGTGATTTATTAGATGAATGGTTGCTAAAATGCACAGGTAAAAGGATTCGTTATGCTACGCAAAATTAAGCTATACGGAGAACTTGCAAAGTTTCTAGGTCAAAAGACTTTTGAAGCTGAAGTTTCTAGTGCTGCACAGGCGATGAGGTTTTTATTAGTAAATTTCCCTCAATTAGAAAAACATCTTGCAGATAGATATTACAAAGTTTCTGTAGGGAATTGGGAATTAACTGAAGAAGAACTAACTTATCCTAGTGGTTTAGAGGAAATTAAAATAATACCTGTAATAGGAGGAGCAGGAAGTAGAGGATTAAGAAACTTTATTATAGGTTCAGTTTTAATAGGAATAGGAATAGCATCAGGAGGTGCTGGTTTTGGTGCAGCAGGAGGTCTAGGTTTTGGTTCAACGGGTGCAGCAGGAACATTTAGTCTTGCAGCAGCAGTTGGTAATTTAGGTATTGCTTTAGCTTTAACAGGATTATCTCAAATGCTTACTCCTGTTGAGACTGTACCTGAAGATGACCAAGATCCTAGAAGATCATTTAATTTTAGCGGTATTCAAAATACATCAAGAGCAGGAGTAGCTGTT